TCAGGTTCTGGAGCGCGCGGGGCATGTGCTTGTACTTGATGTCGAGGGTCACCTGGTTGAAGAACGACTCCTTTACTATGGCCCGTTCGCAGGCGTAGGACGCGGACCTGCCCTCGGTTCCCTAATAGGAGAGTACGTTTTGCAAATTCAAGTGACAAACCTTTTGGGCTTATCACAGATTTCGCTAATCCTATCCCTACAGTTAACTTATTCATTAGTGATAAGTACTGGGTCGCAACGCTAGTATTCCAGAGGACTATATCGTCCCCTAATACCGGATATTGCGTAAACAACTTCGTCTTCGGTTCGCCCGAGATCCAAGCCGCGACTTGAACGATGAAGTGGTGTGTAAATGCTAACATTGCCCAACTGGACAACGCTCCCATTGGCTGACCTTGTGCGTATTTGATTTCTAATCCTGATCCTGATGCTTTTGCAAAAGGGGAACTAGAAACTACGTCCCTAGGTAGTAATGGTTTTGAGTACTTTGGAGGAGGATTTACTCTATAAAATCGATTTACCAAGATTGCTGACCAAAGGTCGGCAATACGAGGAGAAGTCAATTTCGAGATAATTCTCTTTTGAAGTTCCAAAGGCAACCGATCGGTTGCTGCAGACAGATCATAACTATACAGCGGGGCTTTACCCCAAGGTATCCGTTTTAAAGGCTGGAGCTGATTGAAAGTCCCATCCATCGGTACTCTTCGCAATATTGCAAAGAGCCACCGGTGCAAAGGCTTCATAGCCCACTGAGTCAGAGCATCCACAATTGCAAATACACGAATCTTTCCTGCTGCTTCATTTTTAAAGCTTAATTTACCTAGTCTTCGGTAAAGGCCACCACGGGGTATTAGTGCTATAGACAGGTTGTCATAGCATTTTACTAAATACCGCCCGATTGGAGAATAGCTGAATCTGGGATTTCTGAAAGACATAAACTCTATTAACATATTGAAAGTTAATGGTTTATCGAACTTAACAGATAAGATCTCAGAATAGTATTTCCAGGCCCAAAGGCTTCTGTAT